TCAAGCAGCGAAAGGTCAACCGTATGGTGAAGCAGGAAAACAACTCGCAGCACAAGAAGTTGTACCGATGGCTGCACCCCCGACTGTGGCTCGCCCCGCATCACCGGCTGTGGCTCCTGGTTCTTTGGGCGCGTTTAACCGTCCGACTGAAAGACCGAACGAACCGTTAACCGCTGGCGCATCGTTTGGTCCTGGCCCTACACCCACATCTGCGATGCGTGTCCCTCGTAATAGCGACCCTGTGTTGGACGAGTTACGTGCGTTGTATACACGTTTTCCTTCTGAGGAACTGGCTGACATGTTGGATTCGTATATTCGTGAAGGGTACTGAGTGTGACCGCTTTCAGTTTTATTGACCCTGTTGACGAAGAAAACACGTTAAATGATGCGCAAGGAAATGTTGATGCGCAACGCAAGTTAGAAGAAGTTTCTAATCAGGATGTTGCTTCTCGTGTAGGGGAAATCTATAAGGATTACCCGTACATTCCTGCGTCAACTATTTTGGCGTTGGCTAAGGGTGGCGCGTCGAAAGAGGCTGTGCAGTTGACGGGGCAGATGGCTGCGAATCAGTTAACGAAGGAACCGAAGAAGAAGCGTTCTTGGTTGGAACGTAACGTGTATGGCAAGGTGAAGGCTGTGTCTCGTTGGGGTGCTGCTGGTTTGCAGTTAATTCCTGACCTTGCTCAGAACGCAGCGTCGCAGATTTTTTCAGAAAATCAACCTGATGGTTGGTCGGGTTGGTTTAAGTCAACTGCGCTTGGCACGATGATGGCTAACTCTGATGTTGCTGGTGAAGGTTTCTTTATGGGGGGCGAAGCAGCCGTAAAGCAAGCAGAACGCGCTAGAGAGTTTCGCGGAACAGTGATGGGTCCTGGCGGTAGAGAATCTGCTTGGACTATTGGGCGTGGCGCAGCAGAACTTGTATTTACACCTGGTTCTAAACCGTACGCAATCCTGTCAGGTTTTCTTGACGCAGCAGTAAACCTTGGTGGCGACCCCACCAACTATTACGGTGCGACAGTCGGTAAAGCATTGAAAGAAGCGCGTCGTATCCCTGGTTTGTCAGGTGACGCATTGACTGCAGCCCGTTCTTTGGCTCGTGGCGAAGCAGGTTTAGATGCCGCCGAATCTGTTGCTTTTACATCATCAAAATTCGGGCAGTGGGTACAGAAAAACAACGGAGCGAAACGCCTTATTGACAACGTTGTTGAGGTATCTAGCAAAGCTGACGCATCAATAGAAACAAAAACTTTTCAAATTCTTGAACTGTTTGACTACCGTATTGACCCTGATACCGCTACACGTTTTGCGCAATCATCCACAACAGACCAAGTGTACGGTTTATTGGGTGAAGCAGCAGCGCGTTTAGATAACATCACAGACGACATACTTCTCCCATCACAGGTTAAAGATTTAACTGGTGCAAAATGGAGTTACAGCATTAAAGAACGCACTCCTTTGCGTCGATTCTCTAATCATCGCTGGTTCCAACAAATGCCAAAAGGGTCTGTAGTTATCAACGGAACAGGTCTTGAACGAGCAGAATCTATCAAAACATACGCCAATTATTTGCGTGGTATTGGTGTAGAAAACGTAGACAACCATCCTGTTATGCAACTTGCTGTGCAGGCGTACCGTCAATCTGACCCTGCGAAAGCCAAAAACCTTCTTGATGACGCGTTCACTGGTGTTGTTAGAGAAGTTCTACAATCAGCAGGAATTAAAAACGAAACCGACATCGCCACCATTATTGAGCGTGGCAAAAAAGAACTAGCTGAAGCCCGCGCCTATCTTGTAAACGCAGCAGGAGAAGCAGACGATGGAGGCTTCATTAAAGCCTTGCTAGACCCCGACAACGGTTTCTTATCGCAAGCAGACATCGACCTTTACGGTGTTGAACTATCAACAGTAAATAATCCTCAACTTATTGGTCCTGGAGCGTTATCAGAAATGTTAGATAACGTACAGTTTTTGCCTGATTACCGAAAAATTCGTGCATTAGCAAACAGCCCACGTATGTCTCGCGCTTTGTATAGCGGTAAAACAGCAGACAAACGCGCCGCTTACAAACTGTTTGAGTTTCTCCAAACAGACATTTGGAAGCCTATGCAGTTGGCTACCGGTGGATACATCATGCGTAACATGTTTGACGCACAAGTACGTATGGCGATGACAGGGAAAAAAGGTTTCTTCAACCATCCTTTCCAATACATAATGATGTCAATGAATAAAAAAGCCGGTTACAATATCAGTGGCAACAAGTTTGATTTAGCGTATTTTGCTGACGAAGCCAATGTCGCTAAAGGGATGGACCGTTTCCAAGAAGCACTAACGTTTGGTGTGTATAAGCATTTAGAGGACAGCACTGCCGCAACCGAACGTATGCTTCGTAACGGAAACTTTACTATTGCCGACAGAGGACTGGACGCTATAGCCCACACGACAGGGTATGTAGACAATCTTGGATTGATGAACGCTGACGTTATTTTGTCACGTGTCGCCAAATACGCAGGGCTAGACCCAGATGACCGTAAACGACGCATCCTGAAATGGTTGAATAGCGCAGACGGCGCAGATTCAAAACGTCAGTTGGTGTCGTATCTTCAGAATCTTCAGGTGGCCGACCCACAAACAGGTCGTCGAATCTTTATTGGTATCCCCGAATCACAGTTAACTGATGACAACATTATTGGTGCATGGGTTGACAGACTCTCAGAGTTTCGTGTTAATACCATTGTTCGCGGTGATGAGGATTTACGTATCGTTACAGCGTTTGACCGTGTTCCTTTGTATGGGAAAACAGCTGATGGTGCAACACAAGCAGCCGATAGGGTACGCCTTACTTTTGATGAACTGTCACCCCATTACATTCAATACGACGAAGAACGCATTGGTTCTATCGTAAGTGGTGCTGCGTTCGGTGCAGATGAATCTGTTGAAGGCGTAGTTGTAGGTATTGTTCGTGAGAACGGCCAAGAGTTTGCTTTGGTTCAGCCAGTAGTCGCAGGCAAAGCATTGACAGATGATTTCCTTGGGTCGCCAGCGTTACGCAACCTTATCGACATGAAAGGCAACCAAGGCAAACTAGCTCAGAAAGTGAAACGTGCTGAACGTGGCACAGATAAAGCAACAGAAAACCGCTGGAACGATGTAAGAAAATCGTGGGATAAAGCCACAGATTTCTTCTTCAACAGAATCTATGGCAAGGCTAGTTCTGTAGCAGAAAAATCTCCTGTGTTCCGCCAGTTCTACTACGATGACATCGCTAAAAATGCTGACCTTTTAAGCCGTGACGAGGCAACAAAACTTCTTGACAACATCACAACGTCAGCAGCACAACTAGAAATCAGCCCTGAAGATTATGTTGGTTCTCGTGCTGTATGGAAACAACTTCAGAAAACCGCTGCAACCGCTAACGGTTCAGGCACAATCCAGCAACTAGATGAGTTTGCCCAGGCTTTAGCGTTAGACCAAACCAAGTCTTTGCTATACAACGCGGTAGAACGAAACAACCTTGAAGATATTATGCGTATCATTGTGCCGTTCGGTTCGGCATGGAAAGAGGTTTTAGGTACCTACTTCAACGCCATGTTGGAGGACCCAACCCGTCTCCGCAAAGCACAAGTCATTTTCAACGGCGCAACCAAGTTTGACCCCGACGCTAACGGTGAAGGATTCTTCTACAAGGACCCCACCACAGGCGAATACTCGTTCAACTTCCCATTCTCAGGTGCGTTAACAAAACTTGTGACTGGTGTGGAAGCCCCGATGCAGGCACCAGTGAAACGACTCTCAGTAGGTTTGGGTGTTATCCCGTCTCTTGGGCCTGTCGGTCAGATTGCTGCCAGCCAAATCATCCCCGACACACCATCATTTGATTTCATTACCAAAACATTCCTCCCGTATGGACGTACCACCGGTATTGAGTTCCGACCAAACTGGTTGTCGAAGGCGATGGATGCGTGGCGGGCCAACGAATCAGACGCTAAATCTTTGTACGCCAACACCTACGTTGACACTGTTCGTGCATTAGCAGCATCAGGTCAGTACGACTTGTCCGACTACAACGAGCAGGAACGCATGTATTCTGATGCCCGCAACAAGGCTCGCGTTTTGACAGCGTTACGTGCTGTCGGACAGTTCCTTGGACCTACCAGCCCACAGGCAGAGTTCCGTGTACCAACAGAACAAGGCGATGTGTACGCAACGTATCTCAGCAAAGAACTGTACCGGATGCAAGCCGAAAACTACGACACATCCGTAGACACATTCATCAACACTTTCGGTGAAGATGCCTTCATCTACCTGTCATCCAAGACTCAATCCCTATACGGTGGGTTGGAAGCATCGGAGCAGTTCGGTGATTGGGAACGTGGCAACGGGGCATTGTTCAATAAGTACCCTGACGTGGCTGGTTTCATGGCCCCAGGCGGCGATGATTTCTCGTTTGAGGTGTGGAGCCGTCAGCTTCGTGGCGGGAAACGTGAACGTCTTACAGCGCGTGAAGTCGTAGAACAAGCACAGTACCGTATCGCCTCTGCACGATACAGGGCGTTACGAGCCAAACTTCCTGACACACCATCACAGGAACAAAAGGAATGGTTGCGTCGCTGGCGTGTTGAGCTGAACAAGCAGTACCCTGGTTTCCCTGTGGTAGCAGAGTTCAACCCTGGTGAATACCCTGCCAAGATTGAGCAGATGACTAGAATGGTGCAAGACCCTGATTTGCAGGGGAATGAAACAGCGCAGGCTTTGGCTCAGTATTTGGCTGCCCGTGAAAAGGCTGTCGCTCAATACGTTCAGGGTGGTGGTTCTGCTGGTGGTTTCAGTCAGGCGAAAGCGGCAGAGCCGTTGCGTGACTGGCTGTTTACTGTGGGTCAGGCGTTGGTTTCTGACACTCCAGAGTTCGCACGTATTTGGGACAGAGTATTATCTAGCGAGGTAGAACAATGAGTGACGCAAACGCTAACAATCAAGACACAACTCTTTCAGCCATGCCACCTGCTGGCTCTAGTTCAGGTTTGGACCCTGAGCAACGTTTAGCTCCGCGCCGTGTTGTTGGCGCAAAAAACCAAACCCTTCAGCCAACACAGCAGGACATTGTTGCTATCCCTAATGACCAAAACGCTTTTAACTACACAGGTCAAAACCTTGTAGACAGCAAAGGCATTATTGTTCGCCCTCAATATTCTGCTACATATGATGAGGCGTATCAGGAACTAGCAAAACTGGATGCGGCACAACGTAAAGCGTTCCTGAAAAGTTTACAAAAAGTTGGTGTGTATGACGGGTCTAGCCCATCTAATGATGGTTTCGATACCCGTGACTTTGCTGCTGTTGCTCGCGCCATGCTGTTTGCAAACACCAAAGGTGTGACCCTAGATGTAGCTGTGCCGTTGATGGCTACCGAGATTGGTGCTGTTGCCCCGTCAGGTCCACGTATCCGCACTACTGCTGCACAGGATTTGCGTCAGGTGTTTAAGCAGGCAACACAGTCAGTTTTGGGACGAGACGTAGGTGATGCTGAGGTGGATAAGTTTGTTCGTGCCTATCAAGGCATGGAGGTTCGTGAGCAGACCGGTGGTGCTACTGCACCGTCTCCACAGGTTGCTGCTGTTGAACAGGTTGAGGAATCTTTCCAAGAGGAGGCTGGTGCGATGGGCATGTTGCAGTTGTCGAACGCGTTTAGTCAGGCATTGAAAGGACTCGGCTGATGGCAACACTTGATGAAGTTCAAAAAGAAATTGAAAAAACACAAGTTGAAATAAACAAATACGAAAATGCCGTAACAATTTCAGAAAACGAATTTGACGTTAATGGTAAAAAATTTACAAGAGAAGGTCTTGCAAAAGAACTTTCTCGTTTAGATAAACGTATCACACAACTAAAAAAAATAGATGACCCTTATCAAAATGCGCTTCGTGATTTGCCTATCAAAAAACGTGACCTTGATGCTGCAAAGAAAAGCCTTCAAAGAGGAGACTTTGCTTTATCTGGTCTAACTCGTCAACAAGTTCAACAAAACATTGAAACAATAACTTCAGAAATTTCTTCTTTAGAAAAAGTAATTAAAGAAGCACCTAAAAAACAATATTCTATTCCTTCATCTAGGGATTTAACTAGAACGGTTGGTGGTGTTGGTGCTGTTGAGATGACTCCTCGTGTTGGAGGAGGAGAAGCAACAGATGCTGGCACTACTACAACTGGTGGTGCAGGAGCCGGTGGAGCAGGCGGTGCTGGTGGGGCTGGTGCTGGTGGCACTGGCGCAGGTGGCAGAGGCAAAGGAAAAGGCAAGGCTGACATAGCCAAGATTGAAGCCAAATTCCGTCAAATGTTCCCACAACAAGCATGGATGCTTGACATTGACCAAGCCAAATACCCTGGTCTACGCAAAACCCTAATTAACGCATACAAAAATAAATCTTGGGAAAGCCCCGAAGGTATTGAACGTTTCACAGCAGAACTAAATAACACCGATTTCTTTTTAGACATCCGTGACAAAAACCTGAAGCAGAAAATCACTGGCATTGTTGGTGACCTTGGGTTCGATGAGAACAGTCTTGGCCGTCTTTATACTGAGGCCGCTAACTTTGATTGGGATGACGACACCCTTGCTTTAAACGTATACAAGGAAGCGTTCCGTAAAGATGACGAAGGAAAGTATGTCCACGCCCAAGCTGAAGCACGAGCAAGAAAATCAAACTCCTATCTGCGTGTCCAAGGAATTGGTACAGCGTTCTTCAACCAGTTAGACGACGCAACAGTAGAGAACGTGCTGATGGGAACGATGATTGAAGATGACGTGATGCGTCAACAACGAGAACTAGCCAAAGCCAAATACGGTCATCTATCTAATTTGATTGACCAAGGTTTGACAATGGAAGCCATCACAAAGTCGTACCGTGACGAGGCTGCCCGTCTGTTGGAGCGTGACCCGAACGCTGTCAACATGGGTGACGCTATGTACCAAACAGCGTACGACTTTACGGATGAGTCAGGCCAGAAACGGCTGATGACTACCGGTGAATGGGTGCGGAAACTTCGCACTGACGGTCAGTACGGTTGGGATAAGACGGAGAACGCTAAACGTGAGGCACGTCAGTTGTCTAATAGTATTATCCAAGCGTTCGGACGGGTTATGTAATGGAAGATTCAGCACTTGACATCATCAAAAAGACATTGGCTTTCTATGGGTTGTCTGACCCTACTTTGTTAACCGATGTAGAAAATGCTTGGCGTGGACAACAAATAACGCCCGAAATGAATATCGACCAAATTGGTATTGTCATGCGTGACTCGCAAGCGTTCAAGGATAGATTCCCCGCTAACGACACGTTACGCAACGCAGGTAAACCACAGAAATCCATCAGCGAATACCTACGCCTTGAAGCAGACTACGCCGCCACACTCCGAGGCTACGGCCTGCCAGCAGGGTTCTACGACGACCCCGTGACAGATTTCCAAAACTTCATCATCAATGACGTATCCCCTAATGAGGTAGCGTTCCGTGCCGAGCAAGGATACCGAGCAGTCCGAGACGCAGACCCCGAAGTAGTCAATCAGTTCAAAGAACTGTATGGCGTAGACGAAGGAGCGTTAGCGGCATACTTCATTGACCCTGACCGTATGCGTCCACAGATGGACCAGTTCGCAGCGCAACGCCAAGCCCAAGCCGCACAAGTCGCAGCACAAGGCCGACTCCAAGCAGGACTGAACCTTACCCGTCAAGAAGCAGAATCATTGGTCGCACAAGGAGCCAGCCCTGAAGCAGCAGCGCAAGGATTCGCCCAACTTCAAGGAACCCAAGAACTATTCCAAGCTCTCCCAGGTGAAGAAGAAATCACCCGTCAACAAATGATTGAAGGCGTGGTAGGAACCCGTGCCGAAGCAGCGCAACGAATCGCTCGACGCGCAAGAAGGCGACGTGCAGAGTTTGAAGGAGGCGGAGGATTCGCCACATCTCAAACAGGTATCGCAGGTTTAGAACAGGCATGACCTGTGAAAACTGCGAACAACGTTTCGACCCGATAGCAACACGTTGGCGATGCCCGCACTGTGGAAAAAAACATCACTGCTGTGGAGAATAAATCCAAGACGTGTGTTATAGTAACCACATAGGCCGAGTTGCCGAAACCTGTGGTGGACCCCCGACACCTCAGCGTACGCAGGGGAGAAAACTTAAACGTAGCCAGCCCGCACCTCCGGCGGAGCTGTGGACACAAGGAGTGTGCCAATGTCAAACGCCGACTATCAAGACGACGAGTTTGAAGAAGAAACTGAAGGACGAAACCCTCTCCGTCAGGCTCTTAAACAAAAGGAAAAAGAACTGGCAGAAGCCAAAAAAGCTGCTGCCGAAGCCGAAGAAGCCAAGAAAGAACTTGCGTTTATCAAAGCGGGAATCCCGTTCGATAACCCAATGAGCAAGTATTTCGTCAAAGCTTACGAAGGCCCTCTTGACCCTGATGCAATCAAACAAGCCGCATTGGAAGCACAACTGATTTCTCCCCCAGACCAAATCCCCCAAGATGAGGCCGAGGTTTGGAACCGTACAAACAAAGTCGCCGCAGGTGCAGGAACATCCGTAGCACCTGTCGATTGGGATAAGCGAATCGCTGAAGCCCGCACGGAAGCAGAGGTCATGGCGATACTGGCAGAGGCACAGCAAGCACTGTAAACCCTCTCCCGTAAAGGAAAACCTAAAGTGGCAAATGAAACCACCACCTCCTCGCTGTCTGTAGACCAGACCGCGTTTGACCGCATCGCCTATTTTGCGTTGCGTTCAGAACTGTTGTTTGACCAAGCAGCAGATGTACAACCAACCGCACAGTCAATGCCTGGCTCAGCTGTTACTTTCACAAAGTTCGCTGACCTTTCGGCTGCAACTTCCACACTCAACGAAGTGACCGACGTTACACCTGCCGCTATGAGCGATAGCCAAGTAACCGTCACACTCGCAGAGTACGGCAACGTTGTCGTGACAACCGCTAAGTTGCGTGGAACCTCGTTCCTTGATGTCAACACAGCAGCAGCCAACATCATTGGCTACAACGCTGGTGACTCAATCGACCAGGTTGTTCGTGACGTTCTCGCCGGTGGCACTAACGTTGTTTACGGTTCAGGTGGAGCATCAGTTCCAACGAGCCGTGCAACCGTTGGTTCCGACGACAAACTCACAGCAAACGATGTTCGCCGTGTAGTTGCCCAGCTCCGCAAGGCAAACGTCGCAACGATGAACGGTTTTTACATGGGATACATCCACCCAGACGTATCGTATGACTTCCGTTCAGCAACCGATGCAGCCGCTTGGCGCGCGCCTCACAACGCTATAGACACCGACGGTATCTACACCGGTGAAATCGGCACCTTTGAAGGTGTCCGTTTCATTGAGACACCACGCACCAAGGTATACACCGACGCATCCGATGGTTCCGGTTCTTCAACCGGTTCATCCGCAACTGTTGACGTGTACGCAACACACATCTTGGGCCGTCAGGCTCTTGCTAAGGCGTACAGCACGACAGATGGCAACGGCGCGTTCCCGAAGGTTGTTCGCGGTACGGTAGCTGACTACCTCAACCGTTTGCAGCCTCTCGGTTGGTACTGGCTTGGTGGCTACGGACGTTTCCGCGAGGAATCACTCCGTCGTATCGAGTCAGCATCAAGCATTGGTGCTAACTAACATCCGCAGACACGGAATAGCATTAGCCCCTCACTTCGGTGGGGGGCTTTTGTTATTGTGGGGTTATGGCAACATTTGAACCACCAACCCGTGACGAAGTTGCGTACGCAGATTTTTTTGGTCGCACCGCAGAAACACGTTTGTTTAGTCGCATCACACCATCGGCTCGTGGTATCAACATTTGGAAACTCAACAACGGCACATACACAGAGTTGGAGCCACCGTTTGAGGATTATTCGTTTGTGTATCTGGGTGGTCACATCTATGATGTTGACGCAGAAGAAGTTGCAGCGTTAACTGCTGCTGGATACGGGGCGTACATTTCGTGAAACATAGAGAAGTTCATCCGACAGATGTTGATGGATGTTTCGGATGCAAAGTGTTGGGTGTCCGTATGGGTGCTAACACGACCACCACTAAAGGTGCTGCTGTTGCCGAGGTGGATGCGCGAGCAAAGCGTTGGGATAAGGACATGCCTGCCTATAAGCGTTTACGTCAGCAGGGTTACCAGCCTCGCAGTATCGATGGGTCTGCGGAGGTGGAACGTAAAGCTGTTCACGACTGGCAGATAAACACCGGCTTAGGAATTAAGTGATACCTGTTGTTGTTATTCCTGTCCTAAACACCTACCGTCAACTGTATCGATGTGTTGAATCATTTGATTACCCTGTAGATAATTTGTTGATAATTAACAACGGTGACGGTGTGGTGGATGTGCCAAACCGCGCAAACCATGTTTATGTTATTGACTCTCCATCTAACCTTGGTGTTGGCCCGTCATGGAATCTTGGGATAAAAATGTTTCCTTGGAGTAGTGGCTGGTTGTTTCTTAACTCGGATGCGTGGTTTGATGCTGATGAGATGGAAAAGTTTTGGGGTTTGTGTTCTCGTGACAGCGTGACGTTGGCGGGTGAACCTGGCTGGTGTTGTGCATGGGTAGGAGACAACGTGGTGGAAAAAGCAGGGATTTTTTCTGAATGTTATTTGCCTGCGTATTATGAAGATGTTGATTTTGAACGCAGAGTAAACAGTTTTGGTTTTACAGTTACGAGAACTGCTTGCGGTGTGAACCATGAAAATGCTTCTACTGTGTTGCGTGACCCAAACATTAAACCATTACACATGCCAAGGTTTCGTATCAATACGAAGTTACATAACGAACGATGGTCTGATGGGGTTCCTGAACCTGGTTTGTGGTCGTTAACTGCACGACGGAAGATGGGTTGGGATGCACCACAATAGGGTTGTTGTTGTTTGTCCATCAAATGTTACGACTGGTGGACCTGAGGCGTTGCATCAGTTGGTTGATTCAATTAACCGTCAAGGTGGTTATGCGGCGATGCTGTACCAACCCACAAAATGGGATGTTCCCAAATTGTATAGCGATTATCAAATTCGTATTTGTAAAAATGTTGTGGATACAGATGTTGTAGTTGTCCCTGAAATATGGCCTGACCGTGTTGTTCATCCAGGTCGTAAGGTGTTGTGGTGGTTGTCTGTGGATTTTGCGTCTCCGCAGGCTTTATCTTCTGAACCTTCTCAGCATGTGGCACAGTCTGTGTACGCTCAACACTGGTTGGCAAATCATGGTGTGTCTGCGTTAATGCTAACAGATTATGTGAACCCAATGTTTTACGATAAAGGTGTTGTGAAACAAAAGAAGGTGGCGGTGAACCCCGCTAAAGGTAAAGATTTAATTGACCGGTTTCGTGTTGTTTGTCCTGACATTGAAGTGGTGGAACTTGTAGGGTTTTCTCGAACAGAACTAGTTGACGTGTTAAACGAATGTCTAGTGTATGTAGATTTTGGGCATCATCCTGGACGCGACAGATTGCCACGCGAAGCAGCATTATGCGGGGCAACAGTTTTTATTAACCGTGTCGGAGCTGGAAACTTTGAAGAAGATTACAATGTGGACGACTGGTACAGGTTTGATTCAACAGAGTTAGAGGTTTTGGGCAGTAAAATCAGGCAGTGTTTTGAAAGCCCTACACAGCAAGAAAAGTTCCGTATACAAATACAACAGCAAAAAGATGTTTTTGACCGTCAAGTAAAAGAATTGTTTTTATGAATTATCAGTCATGGGTAGGATTTACTGACATTCGTTTTGGGTATGGCTCGATGCTGTCAGGGTTTATAGACAACAAACCTGATGATGTGACTTTTAATAAGAAAGCGTCTGTGCAGGTACACATGGGTGTGCCGTTTTCTAATAAAGGATGGTATGAGGGTCAGCATCGTGTCCTATTTACGATGTGGGAAACAGATGAACTACCTGACAAGTTTATTATGTATCTTCCCAAATACGACCAGATACTTGTGCCATGCAAACATAATGTGGAGTTATTCTCCAAACATCACCCGAACGTGTCAATGGTTCCATTAGGTGTAGACCCGACATTTTGGCATCCGCAACAAACAAACAAAAACAGTGTGTTCCAGTTCCGTGCCGGTGGTTCTCTATGGCGACGCAAAGGTTTAGATATTGTTGTTAAAGCGTTCACCGAACTAGACCTACCTGATGCAGAGCTACGTATCAAAGCGGCTCCACACGCACGAGATGTACCCGACATCAACCACTCCCGAATCTTCTTAGACCGTCAATGGATGAGCCTACAAGACCAACGCCAATGGTTTTCAGAAGCACATTGTTTCATCGCAGCGAGCCGAGGGGAAGGGTTCGGGTTGATGCCGTTACAAGCCATCGCCCTTGCTGTCCCCACTATCTTGTCTTTAACTAGCGGGCAAAACGAGTTTGCTCATCTTGCTACCAGCACCGTGAAATGCAGTAAAAGCCAGTCAGAAACAATAGGTCGATGGGATGAACCAGACATCAACAAATTGAAAGATGCGATGCTGTGGCATTACAACAACTACGGCGAATCCCTCGTTAAAGCCTCCAGCCTCGCCCGCGACATAGGGCAATTCACATGGACGGAAGCCAGCCGAAAACTAGCCGATGCAGTCCCCCAAGGAACCCTGCTGAAAACCAACAAATTTGTGGAATGTACTGACGACGTACAAGTTGAAGCCATCAAGAATTTCAAAGCAGACATAGGCAACAACACGATACGAGCCAAAGCAGGCGATACCCTGACTTTGACTGACGGACAGTACCAGGTTCTACATGATTCAGGCTGTGTCAGACTGGTGTAACATGGGGACACTATGTCTGGTCCCGCAAAAGAAAACCTGCAAGTAGTCCGAGGCGACACCCTCACTGTCGTCTCCACGATGACATCCGATGGCACCACCCCTATCGACATCACCGGCAGAACCTATGCTATGCAGCTCCGCACCTCCCCCGATGCAACCACCGTGTCAGCAACATTTACCTGCACGGTAACGAACGCAGCAGGTGGTGTGGTTACGGCAACCCTTCCGGCATCAACCACAGCAACTCTCACCCCACAGAACTACACCTATGATTTGCAGGAAACATCATCCGGTGTGGTGTCCACCATTTTGTCGGGTGTTGTGAAAGTGATTGCTGACACAACCCGCTGATGGCTACCTACGCAATCACCGTTGACCGTAGCACCACACAACTAACGGTTGCTGTTAACACCTACAACATCACGTTCACACGCGGAGACGAAACCACAACGTTTTCTACCGCTAACCAGATTCGTGTTGTCGGTTCAGCTAACCTTGGCCCTCAGGGTCCACAAGGCGCGCAAGGCGCGCAGGGTGCAACTGGTTCTCAGGGTGCTACTGGTTCTCAGGGTTCTCAGGGTGCGACTGGACCTCAGGGTAGTCAAGGCTCGCAAGGTCCCCAAGGTGCGACTGGTGTTCAAGGTCCCCAAGGTAGTCAAGGTCCCCAAGGTTCTCAGGGTCCTCAGGGGGCTGTGGGGCCGCAGGGAGCGACTGGTTCACAAGGCCCGCAAGGTAGTCAAGGTAGTCAAGGTCCTCAGGGTGCGGTAGGTTCGCAAGGGCCACAAGGACCCCAAGGTGATGTTGGATTAACTGGCGCGCAAGGTCCCCAAGGTCCTCAGGGTCCCCAAGGTGCGACGGGGCCACAAGGCGCAACTGGCCCTCAGGGTTCACAGGGACCTCAGGGTGATACAGGTCCCCAGGGTCCCCAAGGAGATACGGGTCCTCAGGGTAGTCAGGGTCCACAGGGTTCACAGGGACCCCAAGGTAGTCAAGGTGCTACTGGTAGTCAAGGACCACAGGGTGATGTCGGTCCTCAGGGACCCCAAGGCAACGCAGGTCCCATAGGTTTGCCAGGTGTAGGTAGTCAAGGACCACAAGGGGACATTGGTCCTCAGGGACCTCAGGGAGACACAGGACCGCAGGGACCCCAAGGTGATACTGGCCCGCAAGGACCACAAGGTGATACAGGCCCACAAGGTCCACAAGGTAATACTGGTGCTACTGGTCCGCAAGGACCACAAGGCGACGTTGGACCACAGGGTGCAACAGGACCACAGGGACCGCAAGGAGATATTGGACCTCAGGGAAGCCAAGGACCGCAGGGTGCTACTGGACCACAGGGACCTCAGGGAGACACAGGACCGCAAGGTGCTACTGGCTCGCAAGGACCTCAGGGTGCGACAGGTCCGCAAGGACCGCAGGGACCTCAGGGTGCTTCGGGTGTTGCTGGTGCGTTGAATGATTTATCTGATGTAACTATTACTGGTACTCCATCTAATGGTCAGGCTTTGGTTTATAGTTCTGGAACTAGTCAGTGGATAAACTCAACTGTGTCCACTAACCCGATGAATGATTCAAAGTTCACGGCGATTATTACAACTGATGTAGGAGTTTGAGATGGCTGTTGGTGACAGAACAGAAAAGCGATTGGCTGGTCCTACTGGTTTAGGTACGTCTAATGGGACGATTGCTACTGTTCCTGCTTCTCGTCAGTGGACTACTAAGCAGATAGTTTTTACGAACACGAGCGGTGTTGAGGCGTTGGTGTATTTTGCTATTGGTACTGCTGCGACTGCTGGTAATCGTGTGTTTAGTGCGTTGCCGATTGCTAAGGATGACACGGTGGTGTTTGATACTGCGTTGGTGGTGGATGCTGCTGAAACTTTCCAGGGTTACGCTGACCGTTCGGGTGTGAATGTGACTGTTGTTGGTTGGGAGAAGGAAGTCTGATGGGTATTAGTTCTGGTTTGGGTGGCACTGTTGGTGCTGTTCCTGCTGGTGCTGTGATGCCTTTTGCTGGTTCTACTGAGCCTGCTGGTTGGTTGTTGTGTTATGGGCAGACGGTGAGCCGTACTGTTTATGCTCAACTGTTTGCGGCTATTGGTACTACTTATGGTTCGGGTGATGGTTCGACTACGTTTGCGTTGCCTGATTTGCGTGGTCGTGTTGTTGCTGGCGTGGACAACATGGGTGGTTCGGCTGCTTCTCGTTTGACCAGCACGACTATCACTGGTGGTGCTGATGCTGTTGGTGAGGTTGGTGGCGGTCAGACACACACTCTAACTAGTGCCGAGTCTGGTGTGCCTGCTCATGGACATACAACGGGGAACAACTCTGTAGACCACAGCCACTTTATTTCTGCGGCGTTTGACAACGTAACAACGGCTGGACCTTATCCCTACTATGCAAGAGCGGGCGGCGGCTCAACGTTGCTTGGTCCACCAAACGGAATGACCTCGGCTGGTCAAAGTTCAAACCATACACACGTAGTAAACAACAATACTGCTGCCAATGCGTCATCGGCGCATAATAACGTGCAGCCAACAATGGTTCTTAACTACATCATCAAGGCATAACAATGGGTATCTCAAACGTCGCCAGCAATTTACGCCCAGGAATATGCACTAGCAGCACACGCCCCACCACACCGTATGAGGGACAGGTGATTTATGAGACTGATACGAACCGTGTTCTTGTTTATGATTCTGCTGCATGGGTGATGATTGCCGATACTGACCAGCCACCAGGATTACAGTTAATAAAAACACAAACCGTTGGTTCTGCTGTTTCTAGCGTTACTGTAAATGATGCTTTCAGTTCAGAATATGATAACTATAAAATCTTATACACAGACGGCGCTGCTAGTGCACAAATAGACTTAAAAATGACGTTAGGCAGCACTACTGCAGGGTATTACCAAAACGTAATTTATACAGCGTGGAATAATACCGTTCTTGCCGTTAATACTAATAATGGGGCAAGTTGGGAAAGGGCCGGCATAGCCGAAACGGGTACATGCGTGCTTAATGTCGAATTAACTCAACCGTTTGCTGCAGAATTAACTACTATTTCTGGCCCATTTATTGGCCCCGGTAGTGGTCGTGTTGGTGGTTATTTGACTGGGTTTTTGAATAACACGACAAGTTACACAGCATTTACCCTTACTACTTCATCGGGCACAATAACAGGTGGAGTAATTCGTGTGTATGGATACAGGAACTAATCATGGGTCTTAGTAATTATCTTCCGAATAGTCGTATCAACCAGCCAGGTGTTTGCACCTCGTCTACTCGTCCTGCGTCACCGTATGAGGGGCAAGTCATTTATGAGACTGACACTAATCGTACTTTGGTGTGGAACAACGCTGCATGGATTGGTTTAGCACAATCAGGAGATGCTGGTCTAGTTTTGATGAGACCAACGGTTTTGGGTAGCGGTGTAAGCATAAGTGGTGGGAAAGTAACGGCAACTGCAGCATCAGAAGCAATTATGGATAACTGTTTTACAAGCGATTTTGATTTTTATCGTGTTTTAATTCGTTATCAAACAAGCACAACAAATAGTTTTTTTATGCAGATGCGAACAGGGTCTACCAATGCAGCAACAAACTATAACTATTCAGAAATTCAAGCATATTTAGGATTTGGTGTAACAGTTGGTAGGTCAACAGCCCAAACACAAGCACAAATTGGTGCAAACAGCAACGGTGCTTTTTGGCAAATGACCTCAATAGATATTTTTGGTCCTAAACTTGCCGAAGCAACAACATATAGTGCATTGAATAGCCGTAATGACGCTAACTATTCCAACATTTCAAACTATGTTTATAACGGTACACATACAACCGCTACCAGTTATGAAAGTTTGCGTGTTCTTGTTACAAGCGGAACATTCACTGGAACAATTTTAATTTACGGATACAACCAGTGATTTCTGTTGTTACCACGACATACAACACCCCACCCCACATCCTAGCCCGCACCTGGGCATCACTAAAAAACCAGACACACACCGAATGGGAATGGGTCATCTACGACGACTCCACCACCACAGCCGTCCAATCACAGGTATACGGATTCTGCTCAGACGAGCGGTACACCATCCGCTACTTCCGTCCCCATGTCCCCTCTGGTGGCAACATCGGGTACGCAAAACGAATGGGGTTCGGGTTGGCCCTCGGAGAAGTAATAGTCGAACTAGACCACGACGACGAGTTAACCCCCGACGCGCTGCACCTCATCAACCTAACCTTCACCGACATGCCCTCCATCGGATTCGTCTACTCCGACTGGTGCGAAATCTTCCCAGACGGTTCATCGGGTCGATACCCTGAAGGTTGGGCGTTTGGGTACGGCAAGGATTACTGGTCGGCTGAACACAACGCCTGGGTCATGCAAGCCCCGCCGTTAAACACTGTCACTTTGTCGCACATTGTTTCTGCACCGAACCATGTGCGGGCGTGGCGGGCATCCACCTACCACGCTGTCGGCGGCCACAACCCCGCCCTGCCAGTAGCAGATGACTATGACCTGGTGGTACGCACTGCTCTAGCAACCGACTGCCTGCACCTACCCAAGATGCTATACAAACAGCACATCTCCCCCGTCACCGCGCAACGTCAACGTAACGGTTTGATACAGGAGTTAGTGGCTGAACTATCAGCTAAGTATGCGCCTGCGATACAGGACAAATACGGTTCGGTGTAGTATTGCTGCATGGCTAAATCACCGGCGTGGCAGAGAGCTGAAGGTAAAAACCCTAAAGGCGGGTTGAACGCTAAGGGTCGTGCTTCAGCGAAAACTCAGGGTATGAATCTGAAGGCTCCTGTGAAGGCGGGTGATAATCCTCGTCGTGCGTCGTTCCTTGCCCGTATGGGGAACATGCCTGGTCCTGAACGTAACTCTAAAGGTGAACCTACTCGTCTTCTGCTATCTTTGCAGGCGTGGGGTGCTACCTCCAAGGCTGATGCCCGTAAAAAGGCTAAAGCTATTTCGTCTCGTAACGCAAGGAAAAAGTAAAATGCCCAAGGTTGGAAAAAAAGAGTACCCGTACACCCCTAAAGGGATGGCGATGGCTAAGGCTGAAGCCAAGAAGACTGGTATGAAAATGAAGACAGGCAAGAAAGCCAAAGGTCGTGCCAAGTAAGAAGGTTTGGGAAACGAAGAACCCTGCGAAGAAGTCTAAGAAGTTGACTGATGCGCAGAAGGCTGAGGCGAAGCGTCGCGCTAAAGCGGCGGGTCGTCCGTACCCTAATCTTATTGACAACATGGCTGTGGCTCGTAAAGCGAAAGGTAAGTGATGGCGAAATCTATGCGTGGTAAGGCGGCGAAGGTTGCTGCGGTTATGGGCGAATACAAGCGTGGCACATTAAAGTCTGGTTCGGGCATGAAAGTGAAAGCCCGTAAACAGGCTGTCGCTATCGCCATGTCTGAGGCTGGTATGGCCAAAAAGAAAGCAAAGAAGAAGAAGTAAGTGACCCAGGTTCGTGACGTTATAGACAAAGTTAACCGTCAGCTTTTATCTGGCACGGTTGAGGAACGCAACAAGATTGCGTCTGCTTTGACGACCACATCAACATCTATCACTTTGACGTACGCACCAGAAGGCATCCGTAAAGGGTCTCTTATTGAAATCAATGGCGAACAAATGTATGTCTGGGATGTTGCTATCCCGTCACGTACGTTAACTGTGGAACGTGGCTACGGTGCTACCGATGCTGTCACTCACGCAGCAAACAGCATCGTCATCAACAATCCACGTTTTCCCCGTAACCAAATTCTTGAAGCCATCAACGACGAACTAGCAGACCTGTCCAGCCCTGTGAATGGGTTGTTCCAAATGAAAACCACAGAAGTGCAGTGGAACGGGTCTGACCGTATGGTGAACCTGCCAGGTGTGTACGAAATACAAGA